TGGAACAAACTTGGATACGGCTCGTCCTAGAAGTTCATCATAATAAACTTTTTTAAAAGTTGATCCGGCTAAAGGTAAATGAAACAACATTGAATCAAATTCAGGTTCATATTCCTTCATCTGATCCAAGAGTTGATAATTCATAAAATCTTTAACTCTTTCAGCTTGTAATTGTCTTTGAGGATTGCTTGCTCCAATAATTTGAGTTCTTACCGGTCCATCAGCTGGCAATAACTCTTTATAAGCTTGCGCTTGAAACTGCGTAACCGCTTCTGCAAGTACCGGATGAGTGGCACCACTAGCACCTTGAAATGGTTCTGTTCTTTGAACATATTTAAATCCTAAAAGGTCTATACCAGTAATATAAGATTGTTCCCAATCTTTTCTGGACATTTTATAATCTAAATAATCTCCAGATAACTTTAAACCAATAGGGTCTAAAATCTCTGTAGGTAAAATATCTGCTAAATTTCCGAAATGATCTCCACCTTCAAGGGGAATATTTACTTTACTTGGGTCAAAATCAACTGTTGCGCCACCATCTTCTTCTGCAGTGATTTCAATTGGTTTTTTTCCCAACTCTTCCGCAATATCAACTTCTTCGACTAACTCTTCTTTAGGAAGAGTTTCCTCAGGAATAATATTCGGGAGAGCTTTATCTATTCGATTGTCTGCCATTTAACTTCTCCGGTTTCTTTGTATCTTGTTTTAAATCTTTTCGCAACCCTTGTGAAGAAGGTCCTTTTAAAGGAGGAATCTCCTTCCACTTCACATGTTGCATATTTTTAACTAATGTTGGATTTTTCATTTTTTTAATAAACTCACTATTCCACCATCTAGGTATGAGACTCTTCCTCCTCCCATTCTACCTGTTCTAAGTTTTTCCCAACCTTCTTCAGCGATAAAACCGCTATCTCTTCGATCTTGGATTCTTTGTGCTTCTTGTTCTTTTACAAGATTCTGAGCTCCTTCCCAATCTAAAAAAGCCTCATCCAGTTTTAGGGGATTTAAATATTGATTTCTAGGTCCTTCCATAAAAGGATTTATCTTGTCTCTAAAATCTAAATCTGCTTCTTCAATTACTTTTGTTTGAGCCTCTTGAAATCGTTTTGGATCCATTCCTATTCTTCCTTGAGGAAAATTTCTATTAGGATCCGTCAAAGCGTTTAATCTCGTATTTGCCGCAAGAGCCTCTTGCGCTTCGGCTCCTAAAGACTCTTCAGGTAAATTAGCTATAATTTCTTCATCTTCAGATTGCCCGAACATAGGACCAAAGCCCCAATCAGATGCATTTCCTAAAATTCTTTTCCAGGATTTACCAGTCGTATAATCTGCTACTGCAAAAGGAACCATAAAACCAATTTCTGCTAAAAGACCATACCATGTCCATTTAGCAGGGCCTTTTACTTTTTTCATGCCTTGAGTAAACTTTTGTAATTTAGTTAGAGCTTTTTTATCTCCTGCCGCTGATCGTTGTACAACTTCATTAAAACCTTTTCGATAATCTTCAGGTCTAGTACATTGTCCTCCTACACCTTTAACGCAGGGAATATCTGCATCTTGTAAATCTTTAACTAGTACTTTAAGGTCTTTTGGACCAGCTCTTGTGGTAGCACTAAAGGGAGTTGTTGAAGTAGGATCAATAGCTTTAGTTTTCCATCCACCAATTGGTTTTAAATTACCAGCTTCATCCATTGTTTCAAAAAACAAATGAGGTCTTAAATTTTTAGGTATATTTTGACTTGCACGTTTAGCTAAAGCATTAATTTCTTTAACTCTTCGTTCCCATCCTTCAGGTTTAGTTTCTCTTAATTCTAATAATTCTTTTCCTAAATCATTTCTTATTCTTTCAAAATTTTGTAATTTTTCAGAATTAGTTACAACATCTAAATAAGATATATCCGCTAAAGAAGGAGAGATTGCTATAATCTTATCTGCAAGTTTCATCCCTTTCATACGCATATGATGTCTATGTTTGCCAGGTTCTTTTGGTATTTTTTTGAACTTACCTTCTGGGTCACCTGCTTTCATAATGTCATATTTTACTTTTCTTGCATCCAATAGCTCCTGAGGAGTCTTTTTTGGATGAGGCGGTAATTTTAAAATCTCATTAGCAACACGATTCACTTGTCTACTAATCACAACATCAGAAGTTCCTTCAGGAAAGTATTTAGCAAATTCTCTAATATTCATTGTTGCGTCAGGTCCCCTGCTTACACCTTTTCTATATGTTCTTATATCTTCGAACAGTTCCGTTTTTTTAGTATCAGAAAGAAAATTTTCTACTCTTTTGGTTTGTTTAATAGTTTCGCCTGATTTTGCAATTCTTGTTTTTTTAGATTGAGTGGTCATCCCTGGCGTTAATTCCAAATCAGCTCTTTTTAAAACTTCTTTAATATTAACTCTTTTATTATCTAAAGTTTTAGATTTATCCAGAGTCACTCTTTCCATGACTTCTGCTATATAAGGCTTTCTCCCTGTTTCTTCTAGGATCTCTGCATAAACTTGTTTAATTTGTCTAGCTAGTGGTTTCTCTCTTCCGTCTGTCGCATAATGCGTGACACCCGGTTCTACAAGGCCGCCGGGTTTTAATCCCATTCGTTCATTTTGAACTGGCCATTGATTATCTGCTACAAATTGTTTCCACATGCCCTTTGAACTCGCTGGACGTTTAAAATTACGCCAACGTTGAGCCATGTTCCATTTACCAATTTCCATTATTCTCCTAACATGTAAGCTAGGCCGCCTGAAGCTTTTTTCGGACGAATATCTTTAGCTTCATCAGCAATTTTTTTAAGATCTAAGTGATCCGCATCATCAATGACTTCTAAAATCTCATCAACATCCACACCCCCATCAGGATCTCCTCTTAGATAGGCTGTGGATTCGTTATATTCATCTCCAGCTTTAATGGGTTTACCATCTTTAATCATGTCATCACCTTTTCGAATTTCAAATCCCACTTCTCTGTCGACATACTCATCAACGATCATGTCATCGGTTCCTTCATCAGTCCATGTGCCTGTTTTCGTTTGTGGTTTTTTAACACTCGTATTTCCTAAGCCATCCTCAATTACTTCAACATCCTTATAGGTATATTTAGTAGAAGAAGGATTTCTTTTATAAATCCCTTCCATAATCTCTTTAGTACCTTTAGCTTTCACGACTTCGATTAAATCGAACGCATAACTTGGAATACCCTCTGCATTTCTAGTGATCGTTTCGGTTACTTCTTTAACCACCGGAGCTGCGGCTTTTTTACTTACGCCTTTTCCGATAAAGGGAAGCGCAGCGAGTCCTGACATCAATTTCATAAAAGCTCTACGCGTCATTCCTCCGCCTGCCATCGGCATTCTTTGTTGACCCATCATCTGTTGTTGCATCATCGCCTGTTGCATCATTTGTTGTTGATACTGCGGTTGCATCGTTTGAGGTGCGACGCTTGGAATACCTTTTGGCATATGCATCGGATTCGGTGTGCCCATGACTTGAGGTTGGGGCGTGTCTAAATTTTGTTCTTGGTCCGGGCTCCGTGCTGCTTGGCCCATGGTCCACGGTCCTTGGCCAACGCCGCCTTGACTATAGGGCGATCGTTGCGGGGCGCCCGCTGAACGCTCGCCTTTGGCATAGAGGGATGGATCGGTGTACATGCCCCACGGATCAGTGACCACTCCAAATTCTTGAAGCGCCTCCGTTCGCGTGTTTGGCTCACCTAACATATATGCAAGGCCGCCTGAAGCCATTCCACTTGGATCAAAGTCACCATCATCACTAAAATCTTCTACAGTTTTCTTTTGAGTTTTTTCTTTAAATCGTTCTATGGCTGCTTTGTTTTCAGCTTTCTTTTTAGCAATCCACTGTTCTTTGTTAATAAATTCATCTTGTTTAGTTTTTTTACCTTCTAATGTAGATAGTTTTGTTTTAGGAGCTACACCTTTTTTCACATCTCCTGATTTAAGCAAACTTTCAAGTCCTTTACCTCCTTGTATGACTTTTGGTTTAAAACCTTGAAAAGGTGGAGTTTTAGGAGCGTCTCCAGGTAAACCTTGAGCTCCTTTAGTTTTATTAAGCCAATTAACAGCTTCATTTTCAATTGATTTAAATTCTCCAACGCTTAAAGGTTCACGACCTCTCGAAAGAAAAAATCTTCTTAAAAAATGTTGATACGCTTTTTGAAATAGTGTCATTATTTTTTACCTGCATAAATGTCAGCGACTTCCTGAGCATAATCTTCAGCTACATCTTGTCTAACATTTGCTTTTTCCCTAAAGCCAGGGATACGAGCTTTTTCCGGAGTTCTTTTTAATTTTTTATTGATTTCTGCAATACGAGCTGCACCTTTATTAACAGTAAGCTTCTTACGCTTCTTTCCAAGAAGTCCTAATCCTTTTTTTGCTATTCCAAAAATTCCTGCCATTAATAATATACCATTTTTCTGGGCTCTTGTTTCTCATCCTTATAATCTTCGGGGTGCTGAATTAAACCGCCCTGTCTAAATCGCATTACCGCTTGAGTCATTGAGTCAACCAAATCGTCATTATCGCCATGAGGAAATGCTGCACATTCTTCAATTACTTCCTCTGCGAATTTTGTCTCGGGTGCCCACACCATACCACTTTCAAAGACCGGTGCGCAACTATTAACTCTTACATGTTTATCGTTGCCTTTACTAGGGGTAAAATTCACGACTGGGATATCCATTTGCCTAAGTTCGTACGTGAGAGGTAGTCCTGAGGCCTTGGCTTCTACAATAACCATCTCAGGATCCCAATATCTATATTGTTCCAAAGCTTTTCGTCTCAATTCTGGAAATTCAAAACGATCTTTAACCGCATCGAGTAAAATTAAATTTAAAGGAGAGTCAGGATTAGGATAAAACAAACCCCAAGTCGTAATTGCACTAAAATCCGCCGTTTCTTTCTTCAAAAAAGCAGTATCATAGCTTTGAATAACATAATGAAGTTGTGGAATCCAATCATGTTTCCAAACTTTCCACCATTCTCGTTTAATTAAGGCTCCTTCTTCAGATGTTGGCGCCTGCATCCATTGGGCATTCCATTTAGCAACCGGTAAGGTCGCTTTTACTTTTTCTAATTCGTCTAATTTCCAATATTGAGGCCAAACGGGCTCAGATTTTTTTCCATGGTCCAAGATTGCTGGAAATTCGACCACGTCCCACTGATCTCCCTTCACTTCTTTTTGAGCTTTAAGCAATTGCGCCGTTAAATCCTTCGTGGACCAACGGGTCATAACCAAAACAATAGAAGCACCAGGTTGAAGACGTTGTCTAGGACCTGAAGTATACCATTCATAAGCACCTTCTAATGCACTTTCTGACATTGCATCTTGTTCCGAATGCGGATCATCAATAATTAATAGATCAGCACCCCGTCCGGTGATAGCACCACCGACTCCGGCAGCGAAATACTCGCCGCCTTGTGCTGTTTCCCACCTCCCAGCGGCCTTACTATCTTCCTGTAATCTAGTTTGAAAAATTTTAGAATATTCTTCACTATCAATTAAGTGTTTAGCCTTACGACCAAACTTAATAGCAAGCTCTCCAGTGTGGGTTGCTTGAATAATTTTTAATTTTGGATTTCTTCCTACCATCCATGATGGAAGAAGATAAGATGCAAACTCTGACTTTGTGTGTCGAGGAGGCATATTAATAATTAGGCGTTTTAATTCTCCTGTAGCCAGCTTATTAAATTTTTCTGCAATGTGTCTGTGATGGGACCCTTCTATAAATTCAGGCCATACACATTTAACAAAAGATAAAAAATCACTTTTAGCTTTATTTTGTATTTTTTTCTCAGCATGAAGGACCTGAAGTTGTTTAAAGGTCTTTCTCACGTCAACGGGAAGCTTACTTATGTCTATCTTATTTAAATTCATATAAAAATTTTTATAAAATTTTTTGCATCACAATATGATGTTCAACATGTTTTTACCAGCTATAACCCTCTAAATCAAGCAATTCAACCCAAAGTAGTGGGACCCCTTTTTAAAAAACAGGGATCGGTCTTTTGTGTTTAAACTTATTTGAGATTGGTTTTGGTACCTCTATTGAACCGTGTTGCGGGGTCCACGCCCCATCAGGGGCGTGGACCTAGAGCCGCGGCCCGTAGGGCCGCGACCTTTAGTTTATGGACGAACTAAACTTGTATTGTTGAATTGTTCTTCTGTCATTGATAGTTCTTGTTCAGTTAATCTATTGTACCAATAGTATGGCGCCTCATTATCTGGGTTATAATATCTCTCTATCTTTCGCCATGCATTATCCTCGGTCAATGTTATTGGCTCATGAATACGACCGAAGTAATCAACTGCTCGTTGACCAAACTTATCAAACCAATCTTGTTGACATCTAGTATCACACGCATTGCCACCAAGATAATAAAAGGTAGAACGTCTGCGCGTCTGATAAACCTTGGCGCCTTTCGGACCGCGTAAGCGGTCCTTGGTTTCATATGTATGGCACAATGGTCCTTGGCAATATTTCATTTGTCCTCTTTCTGTAGTTCTTTTATAAAGCCAGAATATTCTGTTTCCATATCCTCGCCATACACTTCGCGCCAACATTTAAGTATTTGTTCTAAAGTATATTTCATATGGCTCTCACTCTCATTGGATTTTTAGCCATGCGCCATTGAAGTCCTTTCTCATTTGGCTCTGCGTCTAAATCCCAATAGATAAAACAAATATTTCCCTGTGCTGAAATAAATGCTTTGCCTGTTGCGTCACTATCTGGTTTTAACCATTGACCTTTACGAGTTATAATCTTCTTATGCTTATTAGCATAATAAGTTATATAAAAGTTATCTGGTAGTTTTTGTATTTCTTTCGTCATTGTTCGTCCTTTCTGTTATGTGTAGGATTATCCCACACATAACATAAGAAGTCAAGACTTAATTTAAAGCAATATCACTTTGCTTTTTAATGCCTGTTTCGTAAGCAATTCTTTCAGCTATTTTCTGCTCTCTTGTCTTTTCTTTATTCTTCATAGCTTTTATTCTTTCAGCAAGATTTTTAGGATTGTAGATAACTAAACCTGTTGAGTTTGTTCTGATGATTTCTGCCTCATCAATTTTTAAACCCAATTCAGCCGATAACTCTAAAGCCTCATCTAAATAACGATAACCTTTTAAACCAACTTTAATTTCTTTCATTTGGTCTAAAACAGATTTAATCCATTTTTGATGACACATAATTAAATGACCTTTTGCCTTTTGCCAAATCATTAATTGGTCAAACTCTTGCTTTGAACAATCTAACTGTCTATCTCTACAATACTCA